AAATCATCATTCAGATATGTTACTGAAGAAAAAATTGTAGATTCCTCAGCAATATCAAAATGTTTTGGATGCTCTGTTCCTGGGAGTCGTTTTACAATTTCTCCCCAATCAATATCATAACCAATTACACTGGCAATTTTATTCAGTATATCAAGCATCCTCTGATTTTCAGAGAAATCTTTTGGTTTAAAGGTTAAGTGATCGGCGTTGCACCATTTATTATAAGGACCCCCTCTTTCATATTCTTGAATTAAGAAATCACAATCGGACTTGGAAATAAAGTTGTCATGGACAATTCTCATCAGTCACGTTGTCTCCAGTCATCAGGTTTATCCCTTCCGAACCACTCATTGATGTCATCTGCACCATCAAATCCTGTTTTATAATTGGATGGATCTGGATCTCCTAGTCCCATCTTATTCATAAAATCATCCATGGTGCCCTCTTCAATGTTTTGGGCAGCATGACGACGTGCTTTGTTTAGCCAGTCTCTAGCAGTTGTATGTCTCTTGGCGAGTTTCTCTGCCCAGATCATATCTTCCAAAGGAACTTGTTCCTTGTTGGCAATACATCTACAAATAGATTCTAGTCGGAGACGATAAGCAGTCGAAAGCATAGTAGTCCTCTTTCTGGTGTATTTATTCTAGTGGTCTAGATTGAAAGAGATAGAAACTCTCTCTTCTCTACTCATGTTTGGATTAACTCGGTGTCGTAACCAAGCAGGGAAGATATAAAGTCTACCCTCCACAGAAGGCATGATAGTCATCTTATCTTCTACAGGATGTTCAAATGCAATATCTCCACAATTGTTTGGAGCTTTCACATAATAAACCCCAGCAAGAGCAGAGTCGGAATGATCATGTGGCCAATTAAAATCTTTATATTGATTAATATTGACCCACATATTATAGACTTTTACTGGTGATATTTCAAGTTCCTCGCAACATTCTTCAGCAAATGTATGAATATCCACAAAGAGTCTTTCTAGTTCTTCAGGTAAGACTGGAATATCATTAGATTGCCAACCACCAGAATTACTGACATCTCGACCAGGATCTCTATCCCACAAGTTTGTGCAATAGTCAAGGATGCTTTCATTGTCCAGAGACAAATCAGCACTAAAGAGAGGAATAGTGAATAGAGGTTCCGAAGAAAAGGTATATCTATGGGATTTGTTTCTCATCTTTTAATAAGTTGGAGGGTATGTCTATTACATTGAATTTGTTCAATAATAATATCACAACCAATCTTTGGCAAACAATCCCCACAAGTAAAAATATCCACCGCAGCCTCACCTTTCTCGGGCCACGTATGGATACTGATATGACTTTCCGCAAGGAGACCAATAATGGTTACACCCTGCGGTTGAAAACTTTTTCCAATCATCTGTAAAATGGTTGCACCACTGCATAACGCAGCAGTCTCAATAAGGTCTTTTAAGTATTCCTCATTATTAAGACTATTGAAACTGCAACCATATAGATTTAAAAGGTAATGATCACCCATCCTCCTGGTCCTTGAGCAGGTCGGTAACAATCTTCTCGTTACCATCCATCATAGCAACAGTATATATGGATGACTTCATATACTTTTTGATCTTTTTATACTCTTTCCGCACTTTATTGTGCAGTTCATCAACATCAATAGTAAGGTTAAGATCACCCTTTACTACTTTTTTTTCTTTCCCGAATCCTTTGCTTGGTAACCCCAAAACTTCGGGTTGATCGTCCCGTCCGTCCATTCGATAGCCCTCACTTGTTTATTCTGGTCGTGATAGTGGTCAAAAATGTCAACTTGTAGACCACAAACAATGTCAAATTTTTCTTCACCATCCTCGGAATATACTACCAAGTATGCATTCCGAGGGAGACTTTTATCCTGCCCAGCAGTTTTATCGCAGTTAGTCTGAATAATGTTGATGCCTTTTCCCATTACGAACGATTTCCCCAAGTGATGTCTGGATATGCTTCGGAAACAAGTTCCCGAGTCAGTTTGTATTTTGTATCAAGTTTTTTATCCTTTGCGAGACAAACAACCTCTGCTTCACCAGGGTGCAGTTGCTCAAGGATATTAATGAACATGGTTTCTTTTTTGAGACGAGACATCCCATCATTTCCACCCTTCACAAAGTTGTAGAACTTATCCCACTCTTTGCGAATGTTGGTATTAGGATTCTTATCTGCGTTTTCTTTTTGTTGAATTGGAACTTCTCCCTCTGGGAGAACCGAGACGATAGTCTCATCAAAATTCCAAATCAGAACCGCTTTGATAAAGTTCTCGTTGTAGTTCCTCAGGATCTCAAGTTTCTTTGCCTTGGTTCTCTCCGAGGAAATGGCAGAGAAGATATCATGAACCAATGAAGTTGGTGTTAGAGTAATCTTCTCTGCTTTAGGTTTCGCTGGTTTACGAGTCGTAGTCTTCTTAGCCGCAGGTTTAGGTGTTGCGGCTTTACGAGGAGTTCTAGTCGTCGTCTTCTTCGTAGTCGTCATAGCTATTTTCAAATCGTACTGCAATTACTTCATCAGGAATAATCTGACCATTCTCATCGAACATTTCGGGATGAGCGAAAACTTGTTGTGGAGTGGTGAATAATACGTGTTCTTTGGCCAACCAACCGATGATACCACCGATCATTAAGAACATAAGTGTTACCATACAATAAATGGCAATAATTGGCGCTGTCATGGCCCTACCTCCGAGAGATTACTTTCTTTCTTATATCGAATGAAAAGTCTAGTGTAACATGAATCTCTCTTTTGAAGAGAGAAACCATCTTACCAAAACTAAATTCAAATGTTTTTGGTTCTTCAGGCGGTTCCCTCCTCTTTCTTCTTAATAGTAATTCCACACCTTTATTTATGTGGAGTCCTTGGGGCTTATCCATATTAGGATACCGAGTTTCTTTCTAGTTGACGTAGATAACGAATGGTTTCAACACATCCCCCAAGATGTTTATCTTCCATTAATACCTGAGGAAAAGTACTTCCTTGACCGAACTTATCATAAAATTCGAGTCTACTAAAGTCTTCATCCAGGGTGACTACATCTAATTCATGCCCACAAAGTTCAATCGCGGTTTTAGCACGATAACAATACGGGCAATCTTTTTTTGTATAAAGTTTAAATTTCATTTATCTAATGATAATGCCATATTTAGAGTTTACCACATCAATCGGATAATGGTCCAGATGTTCTCCAGTGTTTACCACAACCTTTTGCATTTTTCATGACATCTTCCTGTTCTTCGGCTTTTTTAAGTTGTGATACTAGATGATCACCCCACGCTTCCATCTTTTCTGGATGAATTTGTTGGATTCCTGCATCTTTTACTGCATTGTTAATGCTGTAGATTTCGTTGTCATCGAGTTTTTTGCCTTCGTTTGGGAGAGTCATGATTGGGGTGCCTCCTTGGTTATGATCAAATCATAACACATAACATTGTACTATCTAGTGTTCTTAATGTTTTCTTTGGGATCATGTTAAGAGTAATTATACTCTTTCCATTCATCAACCTTGGTATGATTCAAATCGAATACCATTTTATTGATTGGTGCCCTAGGTTGACACGATAGTTTCATGTTGGTTTGTTCTAGTAGTCTATCACCTTTTTTCGTATTACACGAAGAACAGGCAACTACCAGATTCTCCCATGAGTTGTCTCCTCCTTTTGAACGTGGGAGCACATGATCAATAGTGAGTTTCGATTTTGATCCACAATATTGACATGTATTATGATCTCTTTTATAGATCATTGCACGGGATGGAGTAATACTCATGATCTTAGATAATGGCAAACGTACATAATTTAAAAGTCTTATTACTCGACCAGAGAGGACATGTGCCTTCTCTTTGAGTAATAAGACTATCGCTCTTCGCCAACTGGTGAAGTTTATGGGTTCGTAACTTGAATTAAGTACTAATATTGTTTGATTAGGCGTTATGGGAAGATCCATAAGCTAACTATGTAACAACATACTATCTATTCAAACCAAGAACCAAAGGATCCCGAATCCCCTTCTTTACGATTTTCAAGTTTGTCCAAGATTTCATCGGTGGACTTCAGACTCTCAATCTTAGAAATCATGTCCGCAATTGTGGTACAGACCAAAGGTCGTTCACCCCTTGCAGCAAAAGCAAGAGCATTCCTAAGTGATTGTTCTGCGTTAGTCAGAGATTCATTTACGGATGTAGATAACATTAGTCGGCGTTTCCAAGATTTTTGTAGTGTTCGTTAATTTCATCCCGAGTGATGGGATACTTTTCCAGAGACCCTGGTTTACGTTTGGTAATAGTTTTTCCTCCGTCTGGAGACTCATAGACCCAAGGATCCTTGTAATCAATTCGATCGGGATCGTTTCGTGAGATCTGTTCTCGGTAAAACTCTTGGGTCCAACCATCATTAAAAGGAGATGTGGCCTGAATACGTGCATCAGTAAGATCTGGTGGTGAAATTTCTGGATGCGTATCGTTGCTATAGAAGTCTCTACCTTCAGACTCCGAATCATAGTAACAATGTTCTTTATAGTCACTATTAGTAGGGAAGAAGTCATCCGTGATCAAATCCCGAGCACGACGACACCTGTCAGCGTATTTTTCAAAGTACTCCAGAGCATTGATAATCTCTTCTCGAATATCAGTGTAGAGTTTTTCGGGACTGGTGTCCTCATCTTGAAGATAATCAAAGATCACATCAGAGAGTCTTTCCTTTCGTTGCGACTCATAGGTCGTATTCATTTGCGAGTTCCTCTAGAAATGCTTGTTTTTGAATTCCTTCCTCGATAATAGTCTTGATCTGGTCATCTGTCAAGTTGTTCATCCATTTCCAACGATCATCTTCAGGATCCCACTCAAATGAGAAAGATCCATCAGAGTTTTCGATGATATTCAGTCCAGATGGGTGAAACTTCTTTTCACCTTCATGCTGGAGTCGCTCGGTATTCTTGGTCATTGATTTTCTCCACGTTCCAGTGATACTTTCTTTGTACTACAGGTTCTTTAACCTCACTAAGGTCAAACTGCATCCTGTTGTTGTAATTATGTCTTGAAGACATTATACCACCCACTCTCTTATCTAGCGAATTTCCAGAGAATCTTTCACCCATTTTTTTGCGAAGTCTGACTTCATAGTCACTCAACTCAGCATCCCCTTGGAAATGTTCAATTCTCCTACCATCTGGGTGAGGCATGTGAATGATTCTATGTGTCTCTGGAATGATCTTTTTCATTTGGAGACCACTTAATTCAAGTCGATGAGTCATATCATCATCTTCATATGAGTAGTATTGACCCATGTCTTCGTTGAATCCACCGACGTTCCAAAAGTTTTTGCGGTAGACATAAAGCATTCCCCAACAACCACGATAGACATCTGAGTCATAATCATTTCTACCACACAAGAAACTTTCTTCATTGATCTTATAGTCTTTGAAAAAGTTGTAGTATGGATTCAAAATGTGATCATTGTCTAACTTCAAGATCTTTTGTGATGATGCAACACTTGCAGCGATATTGAGTGGTTGAGGTTGATTAAAATACTTTTGATCTGGGACACTGATGACTTTAATTCTCTTATCCCATTCAGTCAGATAATTTAGAGATTTATCAGAACTCCAATCAGCAATGATAATCTCTGCAACTTCTTTGAACTGCATCCAAGTCATTAGGGAGACTCTTAGTGAAAGTTCCCTATTCTTACATGCAGTAATGATACTTACTGCTTTCATCCTCTCTCCAGGTCTAAGGTTACGCAGTGGAAACATCCACTTAGAGTTCTAGAATGTCTCATAGGCAACATTGCACACTCGATACCATGTTGTTCCAGAACTTTTCTAGTGGGTTCTTGATTCATCTCAAGAGCAACCAGATTGGGATTAATACTGAATAAGTTCATGTTAATCCAAGTGGAAGCATTGTTATATCCTGGGTAATGTCCAATGTCAACTGGTTCTGGGCACCAGATAATATCCCAGTCTTTGAATGGACCAGGAAGGACATCACGATCCTTAATTCTTTCGGGGTTGGCAAGTAGCAGGCCCTCCCTCAGGAACGCGACAGTCGTGTCTATATGCATATAACTATAAACACCCTCTAAGAGGTGTACCTCGGTCTCTGGCAGGAGTGTCTGGAGTTTCTGGGCACCTTTCCTGTTACC